CAATCATGATCGTCTCCATTTAATTGACATTGCTCTGCCGCGAACACCACGGCGCTTGGACAGAACTTTTGGTGTGTACCAAACAATCTGTGTTTTTAATTCTTCAAGAGCCATCTTCACTGCTTCGCCAGTGTGTTTCATAGCTTTGTCCAATGACTCTGCAAATGTTCCAGCAATCTCTGCCGTCTCATCGTCATAGATGATGTAGTTCATAGTTTGTCCTTTACCCATAGACAGTCAAAACAAATACGCATCATCCAACGCAAGAACCAGTTTGGCTCCTTGCCTTTGTTGGGGCGATAAATAATGCCTGTCAGTCCGGGTCGGTTGCCGAACAGATAACACTGCCACTCTGATTTCTCAGGCGTCAGCGTGAATGTGTATTCCTGTGGCTTGTAAACCCATTTACCTGAGTCTGTTGGGTGGTCATTAAGTGGCATTTTTAAACTCCTAACATTTCAATTGGAAACAATTTGTCATCTTTTAGCCAATAAGAAACTCGACCCTCTGTTCTGATCTCTGCTTCTTTAAATAGCGTTCTGTTGTCAATCCAGCCAACAATCGTCACGGCATCATCCTCGATGTAAGTTTGAACATACAAGTCGCATGGATGATGTTTGTGATACTCGGTCACCAGAATGTGAGCATTCTTATGGCGGGTAGCTTTCACATCAATTGTCTTGCCGTTCCAAATTAAATCAACTGGGTTTTTCCTTTCATTCAATGAAGTGTCAACCATTACGTTGAAATATTTGGCCACGGCAAACTCGCCACGAAATCCATCAATGTCCATGTCATATGGGTTTTGCTTACTCACCTGACGGTCATGGTTGAATTGCATGGCATTTTTGCGTCTTGCTGTTCCAAACAAATCGCAGAACAATAGCTCATGACGGTTCAGTTGAATTCTCATCTTTCTTCTTTCTTGTCTTGATCGCCGGCAGCCCCGCAGCAGGTTCTGGACTTTTATCCAATGCCCTGATTAACGCTTCTGCAAACTCAACAGACATGTTGGCAACATCATCTGGCTTTTCGTATCCACGATTGATGAATGCGTTCATGGCAAACATGGATCCCAGCAGCCTGACGTTCTCTTCATCATTCATCAGTGAGCCTCTTTTTGAAGTTGTTTCAAACGACTGTCAGCATGGCGAAATGATTTTCTGAATGCGTAGACGGCCTTCTCTTCTTCCATGCCAGCTTCAACAGCCAGTGTTGCAAGGACTGTAGACACGCCAGTGAGAATGTCACGTACATCAGTTGCTTCGTAATTTCTCAAGGACGCCAGAACGTTCATAGCAATTTCTTTTATTGGGTCTTTATCCATGTTTAATTTCCAATTCAGCAATACGTTCAGATAACACAACGCCTAGATCTTTGCCTTTGACAGCAATCATCTGAGCCTCTTCGCAGTCATAAATGACCTTGGCAGCATCTTTTAATGCCTTGTTGTAGCCCGTGGTGAATACATCGTTGCCATCCACCAACATGCCAATAGCATCCCGAATCAAAACAGAAGCCTTGCGCTGCTTGGCAAACTCTTTAAGTTTGTCGTGGTGTTCCTGCGGCAGGTACACCGAGTATGGGATTAGTTTTCTTGTTTCCATTCTTGGTAGTCTCTGTGAATTTTGTCTAAACGTATCTGTGCTTCTCGGTTTGTCTTCAACTCAGATCTGGATTGAATGTGCAACGTTGCCCTTACCCACTCAACAGCTTGATCAGCTTCCTCGTCAAAGATTTCTTCCTTTACATACAGATACTTCCAGAAGTCTGGATCCCTGCTTAGCATTCCAGCAATTCGGATAGCCTTGTCGCCGGAAAACTCTTCAGCTTTGTTCATGGGTTCTTCGTTGCCATCTACCCTGACAAGCACACACTGATAACGAGAGCCAACAAAGTCACGCATCAAGTCTTCAGGTATGCCGTCTGGGTGGACAGACAGAGCCAGCACGTAGCCGGTTCTGTCTTGTTTCAGAGCAACTTTGACAGCTTCAAAGTTAAGCGTCTTCATATCAATATGGCACGTCTTCGTCAGCTGCTTTTTCGTATGGCTGGGAAGCAGTCAATGCTGTATACGGCTTACCAGTTTTAGAAGTATTGTTCCAAGCAGCGATAGAGATCTTGACTAGATTTCCCTTGGACCGATCCATTTGATCAACCAAAAATGTTTTATCTAAAAACAGATCGCCTCTCAAGTCTGGATGAGCAGGTGACTTCTTTACGTTTTGAAATAACGCACCAGCGTTTGGTTTTTGTTCGTATGCCATGATTTAGCCTTTCGCAAATTTGTTTTTGGTTTCGGTGAACTTGCCCATCATTTCCTTGAAGAAAGCTGGATCAATTTCTTTTACTCGGTCAAAGATGACTTTGTTCTTCTTGAAGATCTTCATAACGTCTGCGTCGTCATGGCAATACTCCAAGAGCATGTGAGCTGCGTCTTTGACGATGTTGAGCCATTCCTCTTGTGAGCATGAATCCTCGGACTGCACAGTGATCTGGAACTCGCCAGATTGGCCTTGCATCTTGGCTGGAACCTTCTCAGCTCGCTTTGGTTCAGGCTTGGGTTCGTCAACGGGTTTAGAAGAATCCACGGCATCATGCTCAACAATCTCCAGCGCAGCCACCCAAAGATAGCGGCGGATGTAGGTTTGCACAGCTCCAAGGTTTTGCACAGGATGGCAGCCCTTGAGGTTGGCTTCAGACATGGGAGACGTGAAGAACAGGACTTCATCAGGCTTCTCGTTGTTGACGATGGCCATCTGAGCCTTGTCAGAGCCGTAGGTCACCATGGCGGTCAGGCCATGCTTGTCCATCAGGTTTAGAGCTGGGATTACAAAGTCTGCAAGTTCAAAGTACTTGTAGCCAGCAAATTTGTTCTCGCCAGTTTTTCTAATTTCCAAACTATGGAACTCAGCTCTTACCTTGTTGAGTTTTTGATAGACATTCATACTTTGCGTCCGGGTCGTGCTTTAGGTGTGCCGTCTTTTTTGTAGCCGTAAGGTGCGTTAACCTTGGCAGCAGGCTTGGCAGCGGGTTTTTCGTCAAGAGCTTTTTCAAGTTCTTTTACTTTGTTTTCCAGATTAATCACGTAGTTTTCACTGGCTTTCTCAACCAAATGATCTTGTGTTGCAAGTTCTTCTACGCTTTCTGTAATTTGTTCAAGAACGTCTTCGGTTGATGTACGCAGCAGTTCGTGAAAAAGTGCGGCTTGTGCAGGTGTCAATTGGATAGTGATCATGATTTATTCTCCAAGTGGGAAGGGTGAAACGATGATGCGTGGTTCGATGTAAACCACAGTTGCTTTTTTAGTCTTTGGATTCACGCATTGAACCCAAGTACCGTCTGCGCTTGCTGGGCTGTATAGCCCGTTTGGATCGGCCTGTGGAAGCACGTATACGCTGCCGCCATCCGATGTGCGTTGTGGCATTTGAGGGTTTGTGTATTGAGTTGCATAAGGCAAACCAAAACCCACAGAGTCACATACTTTGTGCATCTTGCCGTTCATGTCCATGATGTAAGTTGTTGTGGCCGCATTTTGATCGCGCAACTCAATGATGTCTTTCATCATGCGTTTTTCAGCAAAGTTTGTGATGGCTGGCATTCCAACAGCTTGCACGCCACGAAGACTTAATTCAGCCTGTTGTTTACGTTCAATCGTTGCGGCTGAACTTGGAGCCTCTCCACATCCAGCCAAGCTGGCCAATAAACAAAGTGCAATGATGTATTTCATTTTCCGCTCCGAAGGTCGTTGTAAAAGTTACGTAGGTTAGCTGGCATACGGTCTTCGGGATACACCGAGAAGCGGTGCAACACGATGGCACGCAAAGCGTCTTTGTGTTCAGCGTCAGCATTGATGTACTGCAACTGGAGGTCTTCCAAGTCACGCACCATGCCGTCGTTGTACTGCTCAGATTCCTTGAACACCTTGTTGTCCAAGGCGCGGTACTTCGGTGCAAAGTAACTGGACATCTCGTATCCTAAAAACGATAGGCCGACTATCAACGCAAGCGCAGCAATGATTACAGCAGGGATTCCTAAAAGTTCTCTCATTTTTACTCCTGTGGGTTTTGTTCAAGATACTGTTGATACTGATTGCACCATTTACTGACGGAGCAGTAGCTGGCGCAGCGGGTACGTTCGCCTTTGCGTTCCACGATCAGATACTTGTCTTTCGGCTTCTCCTCTTGGAGTTGCTTCATGGCAAGCTCAGCCTCGTGCAACGTTGGCATAACGTATTTGGCACGGATATTCCCTTCCTTCATCACAGCCCAAACGGCGGGTTTTTCCCACATCTCTTCGGGTGTGCAGTCAGGCAGGTCGCCTTCCGTTTCCATTGCAAACTCACATGCCGAGTGAGCTGCAATACGTGCGGTGATGAAGGCTTCTCGTTCCTCCATCGTCCACAGCGTTATGGGAAGCTCCTTGATAGGGGCTTCTGGGTAACCAACCTTGGTGTTGACTTCACGGGCTTTCCAATCCCGCAAGATGGCCACGATGCCAAGGTCAGTCACTGTTTTACGTGCAGCATGTTCAACCAGCCAAGCGTAGATGTTGAGCTGGTATTCCCATTCAATCTTCTCGTTCATCACCGCCCAGACGCTGGTGGTTTTGTAGTCCCGAATTGAGACGCCGCCGTCGTGAGTGATTTGCAGGTCGATTGCACCTGAGATGCGCCAGCCATCCAGCTCGGCATGGATACGCTGCTCGATGATGTGGTTGTCATCTTTGCCGTGTTCCAAGACGCTGTGAATGGCAGAACCAAAGATTGACCACACCATGTCAGAGACATCCTGCTCGATCTCTTCGTCATGCTTCTTGGTCAAGGCCACAATCTTGGGGCTGTTGATGAGCTGCGTGACAGACAGATGAGCCTTGCCTTTGCTGTAGGTAGGGCGTTTGAGCACGTTGACAAACGTCTCAGGAATGTTGAAGTTGTTAGTCAGCTTCATTTGCCATCCCCTTGATCGTAGACGCCATGCAGGACTTGAGGTCCATGTCGTTTAGGTTCAGCACGAGTTTCTCCTATGATTAAAACAATCAAAACAATGACTGCTAAGCAACATAGGACGCACCGGTCTAAGTCTTTGATGTCCTGAATCTCTTTGGGCTTCAGCAGCAAAGCCCTCTGAAGTTTGAGCATGTCCGGATCGTCAATCGGCATCCTGATACCATTCTCACGGTAACGGGAACCGATCTTGATACCGGTCTTCGTTGTATAAGGTGTTGTCATATGTTCTCCTAGCAGACGGATCAAGTGTGTCCGCAAAGAGATTATATGTCAATAGGTCGTACTCATGTCAAATCATCTACTATGAACACAATCATTTTTCCATGGCCACCTAAAGAACTATCACCAAATAGTTCATTACATTGGACTAAGAAGGCTAAATATAAGAAGATGTACCGTGAAGCGTGTTGGGTTTTGACGCTGGAATCTCAAGTAAAAATAAATGCGTCCGGGAAAATCCCTATTACTATTACGTTCTATCCGCCTGACAAACGCCACCGTGATGCAGACAACATGGTTGCAAGTATCAAAGCGGGTTTGGATGGGTTAGCTGACGGCCTGAAGGTGAACGATAGGCTTTTCATGCCCACGTTCGTCTTCACCGATGAGGTCAAAGGAATGGTCAAAGTCCAGATAGACGTCTGAATTGCATCGTCTTCTGAGCAATCTCTTCCTTCTTGTTCTTGTAGAAGTCAATCCGCTGGCGTTTCTCTTCAGCCGACAACTTGGCATTGTCCTCTGTTATGCGGATCTGCTGGTTGAGCTGCACCAAGGCCGATCCAGCTGAGCCCGTAAACCCGTTGGCTTGGATAAGACCCTTGTTGACTTCAAACCACTGCTTGGCTTCCTCATGTTGGCCATGCTGGTGCAGGTTCTTGAATGTGTCCATAGCCTGATCAGAACGGGTTTTGAGATCATAAAACAGATCTTCAGCACCACGAGGAATATCTGGCGCAATGAATGAGCCGTACAGGGGGTTGCTGCGTTCTTCTGGGGTTGGTCTGTTGCTTGCAATCAGGTTTGATCCCCACATGGCCACAGACGCCACAGTGCCTGCCAGACTACGCATCACATGGTCAGCTTGGATAGGGCTGAGAACTCGTGATCGTGTGCCTTCCACAATGTTGCCGTTTGAGTCTTCCTTGCCCGTGAATGGAATCTGAGTGGCTTCGCTAACCCATTTGCCCAGCTCAGACGTAGCAGCTGAGTACTGTTTGAACGCAGCCAAGTTTTTCATGCTGTCAGGCACAACCTTGCCGCCAGTGTAGAAATCATGGTTCAAGACGATTTCTGTGAGAGGCTTGGCCGCAGTTGGAATAGGACCAGATCCAATTGGACCAGCCAACGCATCTATCGCACCAACTTTGAGGGCTGTACGCAAACGGGTGTTGTCAATCGCATCCTTCGTTCCTTCTTTGGTGATCTTGTTGTAGAGCATCTCAGGAATGGACTTGAAGAAGTAGCTGGCCGAGGTGTGCATTGGGATCAACAACGCATGGTCAACACCAATGGTCTGCATGAGTGAACGGGGAATGTAGAAGTTCCGCATCCGAGTTTGGTCGTCCAACTTCTTGTATTCGTCGTCATCACCCACGGCCATGGCATACAGCAAGCAAGCGCTAGTCAGTAAGCCAGCTGCAACGGTCAAACGAGCAATTGCCTTTTGACGGTCAATTCCTTTGAGGTTACCGCTGATGCTGCTCATCTTGGCACCAGAAACAGCCTCCAAACCAGCTGCCACAGGTTCAGCCAGAGCTTGAGCCAAGACATCAATCTGCTGGGCGTAAGCGTTCATAAACGCAATGGTGCGGTTCAGCATCTGGGCAAATGTTCCAGCGCCACGCTTGTCAAAGTCGATGATGTTGGTAGCGGCAAGGATGGCTTTGCGTTGATCTCCACCCACGGGGAAGCCGCCGGTTTCTTTCATCACACGCACATACACGGCACGACGTTGAGCAAAGTCTGACGCATCTGCAATCTGATCCAGAATGCTTGTCACACGGTCAAAGGAAGACTTGTTAATCAAGCCAATTTCTTGACGGTACTGATGTTCTGCGGTTCTGGCGCTAGAGTGGTAACCACCGATACCGTGAGATTTGAGAATATCCACCACTGGATCTTTCTGAGTCAAACCTTTGGCAAACGATGCAAACACGCCGCCGTACAAAGAAAGCGGGTTTTTGACGCCGCTAACCAGCGCAGCCGTTGGAGCATCCATGAACAACTGTTTGATCTGGAACACGCCAGAGAACGTGATCGAACGACGCAGACCATTGGACACGGCAGACATGATTCTGTTCATTGGAATCTGAACATCCTCAATACCAATGACAGATTGAGCAATCAAAGGATCAGCAATCTGGATATTGATCTTTCTGCCGTTGACCAAAATCTTCACAATCCCACGTGAGAAATCTTCAGTTGGGAATACCTTGAGTTTGCCTTTATCGTTGCGAGTGCCGTACTCTTGAGCAATACGGTTGGCTGCAAAGTTCTTGATCGAGTTACGGGTATACATCATCACGTTGTGGAGCATGTTGTCCACGATGTCATCGATGTCTCTTAATGTTTTACCCTCTTTAAGAATGCTTTCTCTATTAACATTCCTGACGCCTTTAGAGGTGTACATTGGAATATGAGGATCAGAATTTTCGTCCATGATGCGTTGCCATGGCACGTAGTCTTTGATGTTACGCAAGTTGTCAGCACGTTGTTTGCTGAGAATCTTGGCTTTCTCCATCATGTCGATCATGTTTCGGTTGACGTGATTCCAGTTGGTCAGCATCTCCCGCAGCTCTGGATACTTTTTATCCAAAGCACTGAAGTCATCAATCGCCTCATCGCTCATGTTCACCTTTTGCAAGGCAATGCCGATGTTTTTGAGGTCTGTACGGGCGTCCTCAATGTCCTGCAACAAAGCCAGCTGGCGGTCTGGAGACACCGATGGATCAGCCTGTTCAGTCAACAGATCTTCCAAATTGCCTTCACAATTGAGGTATTCCTCAACGATTGAACGAGAACGCTTGGCTTCAAAGTAAGCCTGAATCACGTTAGCTGTACCTTGAACACCGATCTGCTTTTCCAGTTGGTGTTTTAGACCCATGATGTTGGCCATGGAGTACTTGTCAGCAGCTGCATGGAACATTTGAGTCGTGTTGTCAAACACCAAACGACCCAACATGATCACCTGAGTACCAATACGAGTCGCTTTCAAAGCCTGATTCATGGCCACCGATGCCAATGCACGGCCTTGGCTGTCTTCCAACATACGGCCATACTTTGCCGCATCCGCAGCTGTCAAACCAGCAGTGAAGTCAGTATTCTTGACACGGGTGTAAAGCAGCATACGATCCACGTTACCGACCATGTTATTTACGGCTATACGAGGGTTGTCCACTAACTTGGCGCTAATGTCTTTGGCATCTTTGATGCCGCCCAGCAACTTATCCATCACCGTGTTGGATGTGTGGATAGGAGCATCACCACGGCCATGTTTGGCCAGCAGATCGTTTATGTCCTTGACGTTATTCAAGAACGAGATCTTTGCCCCGCTTGCATGAATAAATTCAGTCAAGGATTGTTTGTGGAAACGTTCTGTCTCGCCCTTGATCAAATCATTGAATGCTTTATAGACGGCATGGTTGTTGTCAAATCCAAGGACGTGCTTGAGTGCTTCAAACAGTTGTTTTGCGAACTGAACAAACCGGTGCCATGGCGTTCCCATCTTGGCAGCCATCAGCTTCTCGGCATTGACAGCCCAGTACTCTGAAGGATTCAAGTATTGGTAGAACTCATACCCGGGCATCTTGTCTGTGGCTGCGTTGAATGTTTCTTCATTGGGTTTTTCAATGTAATCCAACACGGCTTTGAAATACGCTTGAGACTCCTCGTCTGTGTATTTCTTCATGGCCGCTTGCAGAGCTTTAGACCATGTTTCAACAAGAGCTTGGCGTGTTTGGTTATTCATCATCTGCTCAAGACTGTGCATCAGCTCGTGACGAATTGTCACTGCGCTTTCAGCGCCAGATTCCTTGAACAAAGTCACAAGGCGTTCCATTGGATCAAAGTTACCAGCTGTTTTGCCGTCTCCAGCAGTTACAGATAATTTGATACCGCTCAACAAAGAAGGCACACGGTTGTAGATGTAAGAAACAACATCCAACACTTCTTTGCTGATATTCTCTTTGGTGTATTCTCTCAAAGCCTTATCATAGAAATGCTCTGGCGTATCATTTCTTGGAGCCAACATTCTTATGTCGGCTTTCAGCTCTTTGGTTGTTTCTAACAGACGGGTCAACTCTTCTTGAGTACTGAGTTCTGTTTTGCCTTCTGCAACCTTACGCAAGATATATGAAGCACGTTGACGCAGAGATTTAAACTCTTTGATTTTCTCTTTGCGTACACGCTGGTTGCGATCTTTGATGCTTTCTTTGATGATGATGTTGGCCAAAGGAGCAGCTTTAGGAGCAAACATTTCCTTGGCTTTGTTGGCCATGGTTGCAGCAATCAAAGTCTCGTCACGGCCATTCAAAATATAGTCAATCGCCTTCTTGGCAACTTCTGGGTCATAGGTGGTAGCTACGCCGTTGTAGAAGTCACCCAGAATATTTGTCAGACCTGAATCAAGGAAGTAAGTGCCGCCCTGCTTCTTACTCTTAGGCACACGAAATTCAATTCTTCTGCCATGGCCGTTGATAGTAAGAATCTTGTCAGGAGATGAGATAACTCCACCCGCCTCTTGCATGAAACGCATGGCGTCGTCAGCGGTTTTGATCTGAACTGGTGCTTCGCGTTGTGCTTTCTCAAAGTCATAAGTACGAGGCATCAAGATACCTTGAGCCTCTGTGCCGTCTGCCTTGGTGTAGGTCATGATTTGACCAATGTTGTTCACTGCAGCAAAGCCAGCCAAGATGTTGCCGGTCACCATCCAGCGTTTTTCACGACGAACAGTTGCACCTTTGTCAAACATATCCATCAAAGGAATATGCTCGGCCTGCAAGGTATCTGGATTGAGCCAGTTGACGGAAGACTCAGGAGTTAGCTCATACGTGCTGCCGATTTGGGAGAAGCTAAGATTGATCGACTTGGCATCACCGTTGGCCAAAGCAATCGTCATCTTCCAATCAGACCCAGCCATGGGATTCTTGGTCTTGCCTTTATGCTCCAAATCAGTCACCACGCCGTACAAGAACACGCCTTGGTTATTCTTGACGGAGATGGGTGTGCCAACTCTGTAGTTGCTCAAAATAGATTTGATATGAGACAGCTGAAGGTTTAACTGGCCTTTGGCCTGATCAATACGAACTTGGTCAGCACCCTTGGCTTGCAACGAAGCAACGAAATCTTTGGCATATTCAACGCCCTTAGATTTCATGTTTTCATAAAGAGAAGAACTTTTCTCGGCAGCTGTCTGGCCATTGAGATTCTTCTTGACCATCTCTTGGACTTCATCCTTAGAGAATGGTTTAACGGTGCGTTTAACGTCAACTCGCTCCATGTTTGCAGACTCTGCAAAGGGAGACAGATCGTTTTTAGCTTCGGTAATGGGCGTAGAAGAGACTGTTTCAGCACCCAGATCAACAGCCTTGGCTTCCAGCTTGTTGGTTCCCATGCTGTTTTCACGCTCCAACAAATCGTTGTAGCGGTCAATCAGGTCTTTGTAAATCTCTTCTTGCTCTTTGATTGGCAGAATTGGAACGTAACCGGTCAGCTTACGAATGTCTGCTTCTGAGGCTTCGTTTGGATCTTCACCCAATTTCAAAGCGTCTTTACCGCCAAGGGCTTGGTGAACTTCTGGGTTGTCACGCAAGAATTCTTGAGCAACTTGACCGCCGTATTCGTTCATGAAGTCCACAGCACCTTCAGCAGTAACAGCAGACTTACGTGATGCCGTGGTGTTGGCATTCAAAGATGCCATCTTCTTGAGCAGCACCGCAGCTGGACGCATCTCAGCCGGGATGTCAGCCATCATCTGCGAGTAAGCAGGAGCAACCACCTGACCTGTACGATGCACACGACCAAGCATCTGCATGTGCGTATCAATGTTATTTTCAGGCTGAACAATGATCATGTGGCGTTTGCGCTTGTCATTGAACTTGTCTGAAGCATGTAAGGATATACCAGTAGACCCAGATTGGTTCAAGATGATCACATCAGCTGTGCCATTGTTGAAAGCACGAACAGCACTGACACGCTGTTTGATGTCTGCAACACGAGGCGCTAAGATTGGTATACCACTTTGGTAATTCAACTTCTCAGTACGGCCTGTAATCTCTTCTGTTTTGTAACCCGCTTTATGCAGCTCGTTGTGCATATAGTCGATGGGAGACATCGGAGCCTCGCCAAAACCAGCGTTCTCGATGAAGTCCTTGATTCTGTTGTACTGAGCAACCAGCTCTGGACCGAGATCTTGATCTGTTAAACGATATTTTTGAGATTCTTTTTGACCTGGCTGTTTGATTGTCAGGATGCGTTGTTTTTCTAAATAACGCAAATACAGATCTTTGAATGACAAATTAACTGGGTCACCATTTTTGATGCCCATCTCATTTGCATATTCTTGCAGAAACGAACCCATCGTGTTGGCGACGGTCATCACAACCTTCTCGCCGGCTTTCAGCCTTGCAATTGCATGGTCAACCGATGATTTGGCTTTCAAAGAAAGCAACATCTGATCAATCAAGCAGTGCATCGTATTTCCAAAAGATGCACCTTGAATTTGTGTTTTTTCACCAGTAGAAGATGCTCTGCCGCCTGATTTGTCCAAACTCTTTTGCAGCTCTTTGACAACCAGCTCTTTGGCACGTGAGAAGGCAAGCACATCACGCATGGATGTAGCCATGTTCTCAGCGGTTTGCTTATCAACCTTGGCTTCCACGGTGTCATACGACACGCCAGCAAAGGTACGTTCACGACGAATGTACTGGCCAGCCTTGGTAAGCATGTTGGCCACGATCTGCTGCATAGGAATGCCGCCGTTTTTGATCGCTTCACCAAGTTCGGAGATCTTGTTAACGGCCAGTTTCATATCTGTGCTGGCATAAAGATCCATCACATCGGGGCGTTTTGCGTATGTAGCAGACGAGAAAAAAGTACCATCAGCATTGTTGACAAGTTCACGCACAAATGCTGAACGGCCAGTAGCTAAGCCTTTGCCTTCTTTTTCTGCTTCACGTTGTTCTTTGGTACGAGCTTGAGTTTCGCCTGATCCACCAGCGTTGTGGCTTTCATCAAAGATCATGTAGTTACCAGCACCCCAGTGCTTGATAAACCGTTGACGTTCAGTTTCTTCACCTTTAACAGTTTGCATCTGGTTATACGTAGTGAATATCACCTTGTAATCACCCAAACTATCTTTCATCCCCTTCATCACTCCATCCAAATCCTTGCCGGACTTAGGAGCTTTCAGAATTAGAGTGTTTTCTGTAACTTCACCATTGACATTACGCAACAATGTATAAGGGATTGATCCAGTACTGTTAGTAATAAAGATCTTTGGCTTGTTGGTGTCAAGTGCTAATTCTTTGGTCATCCCAATATCGTCCAAGTCTCGGATCATGTCCGAGTACAGGTTGGGCTTCTCAGTAACGAATATTGGGGTCTTGTCGTGAACCAAAGCGTAGCGGATCATGGCAGCCACCACACGGCCTTTACCGATACCGGTCTGGTCGCCAATGATGAAGCCTTTACCTGCCTCGGCATTACGAATGGCCAGAGTCAAGGCATCAATCTGTTCCGCAGAGAACTTCTCACGCAAAGTTTCTGGATCCATTTCCAGAGCTTCAGCCACATAATCTTCTACGTTTCCAACGCTGCGTTCGACTTCATCAAGAGAATTGTTGATGGACTGAGCCATCGCCCGTGGCACCAATGTACCAACAGATGAGGCGTTTGAATGAGGTTCGTAAGCAACTTGATGGCCAGTTTCTGTTTCTTGGCCACGTCGATCTTTTAATCCAGACTCGACTCGTGTACCTGAGACAACGCTAGGTCCACCCAATCCTGTAGGCTCGTTTCGTTCATTGCCTGCTCGGCCACTGGGTCCGACTTGTTCACCTGCGCCGGAAACGGGTCCTCGATTGCCGCCACGTTCAGGTTCGTTAGCAGGTCTAGGTTGTTCAGCACTAACGCTTGTCCCAGCTGGTTTGGGTTGTCCACGTTCGCCAGCGCCATTTTCAGACACGCTTGGTCTGCCGCCTGCTGTGGGTTTGGCTCCTTCAGCACTAGGCTCATTACCCTGTCTGCTAGGGCGTTCACCCAATCGTTCTGGCTTACCTGCCCCTGCGGGAGCAGCACTGACGTTAGCTCCGCTGGTGCTGATATTTTCTCTGGGTACCATGCGTTCATTGAGTTTCTCCTTCAGTTCTTCGTATGAACCAATCTGTTGTGGCAGATCTGCTGCCGGTAAGTTACGTTGTGATTGGCCTTTGCCGTCAATGACAATGACATCCACGGGGTAGCTTGCACCCTGCTTGGTGTACATATCGCCGCTGACAGAGAAGTGATCCACCACGTTGTACTCTTTGTACAGGTTGTAGTAGAAGTTGCGTTTCTGAGCTGCGCGGTAGGCTTCACGACGGGCTTCTTCATTCTCCGCACGAACACCACCCACAATCAAAACGGCACGACCATTGGCCGGCATCCGTGTTAACGCTTTGTAAACGATGGCATGGTCGATTTCTCGTGTGTTTTTGCCTTCAATCGTGTACGTCTCGCCAGTAGCCCCAAAGGGTGGGTTGGCAATCACCACGTCACTCAGCTCTGGGTCATAGCTGATAGCGTTCTTGTTGACCACTTCTGCGCCGGGCAACACTTTCTTGAGCATCTCAAAACGGGTTGAGTTCAGCTCGTTGGCCTTGACGTTCTTGGGATCTGCTGCGATGAGCAACATGCCGTTACCAGCTGTTGGCTCGTAAACGGTGGTCTTGTCGTTGATACCTGCCAATTCACTGGCCACATAAGCCAAAGGAGCAGGGGTGGAGTAAGCCTGTTCACGCACACTGGTGGATGAACGCACGGCCAGATTGGGTTGGCGGCTATACAGATCTACCAGACGGTCATAGATCTTGTCTTTGCTTTCTCCGCTTTGAGCAATCTCACGTGCAGCCAAAACAACACCAACTTCCACGGCCTCATCAGCCTGCTTGGCAGACGCAGTGTTTGCTTCGACCTTCTGGCCTGTCAAGTCAGCAATGAACTTACGCGCTTCGTTGATGCCTGCAAATCCATTGCCTGCAAGTAAGTGAGCACTAACCGACTGAGCTAGTTTGAACTTACCTTCAGGTGTTGCCAAATCGTATTTTGGTTCTTCGCCCAGTTCTGCCAAAGACTCAACGCCGATGACAGGTTTGGCTGCCTGTGCAGCAGCTTTCTTGGCCTGTTGACGCTCTTGGTTTATCTCAGCTTTTGTCTTAGGAATTGGCTTGGCAACTTCTTGGCCAACTTCTGCCGTGGCAAATGACTTGCCAGCATCAATAGCATCTTGTGCTTCTTGAGCAGTATTGATTGGCGTGACGTTTGTCAAACCTTGTGGCGTCACATCCCCGGCGTAATGTTGAACTGGAGTTCCATCTACACCTTTGTTGATTAGTTCACCCGTGCTTGGCTTGTACCAAGCTGTTTCTTCGTCTCCTGATCCAGTAAAACCATCTGCATCTTCAATGCCAGCATACTTCCCTTGGAGATCTTTATCTTTAATCTCCAGTGGCGTTTTTGTTTCTTCCGCTGGTTTTTCTTCAGCTTGTGGAGTCTCAACTGGCTTTTCAGCCTCCGCTAAAGGTGTAGCTGCTGGTGTAGGCTCCTCAACAGGTTTTTCTTCTGTTGTTTTTGTTTCTGAAGAAATATTTTTGCGTAATTCTTGAATTGTTCCAACAGGATCATTTCTTAATCCTTCGTAAATTTGTGTTATTTGACCTGTATTTAATCTTTTTCCAATTTCAGATTCAGCAAATCTTTGGGGGGTCATTCGACCACGTTTGGCGTTGTCTTCTAAAGCCTCCAATTCAAAATCTGCATCATCCAAAGATAATGGAGTTAAACCTTCGTAAGCAGGGCTTTCCAACAATGTATAACGGAATCCAACTGGCACAACAGATTCAACTTTTTTGGTTGGCTGCTCTTCAGCTTTGACAACTGGAGCAACAGCTTCTTGTTTGGGCAAAGCAATCAGTTGGTCAGGCGCATAGGTGTCCAGCTCAGTAGCTGAACGAATGAGGTGTGGCTCTTCAGATTGTTCATGCAATCCATAGACTGGGTGGCCATCAGAAAACAGTTTGTGAGCATCTTGGCTGCTGTTGATAGGAATACCCTTCTCAACTAGCTTGTCTTCTAGCTCTTCGCCTTTAATTTCAATAGGCTTTGTTTCTGGAGCCATGTATGGCTTGGCTTTTTCTGCCTCTTTAGCCACAAACTCCATTGCTTTGGTTTCTGCTTGATCCCCAAATTTATCTGTCTTAAATATGCGGGTTGATCCTGAAACATAGTTACCAGAGTCTTTGTCAAAAAGATTGGCAGTGTATCCAGTAGGAGTTTTGATGACCTGATACTCGGTGTTCTCACCCATGGGGATAGCATGAACAACTTCAGCTTTTTTCTCCGGAGCAGCTGCTTCAACCTTTGGTGCAACTGTAGGAACCACTGGGGCAACAGGCTGCTCCAGATCTTCAGGAGAAACCAAGCCAGAACTTACCTGTGGAGGAAGTGGTGCAGCAGGAGCTGGTGCAGCAGGAGGTGGTTCAACAGTATTTGCTTCTTTTTTCCCTGACATGACTTTACCAGCCACATAAGGAATACCTGCCATTGTCAAAGATTGAAGTAAAGTAGGTCCGGCTACTTCTTTGAATGACTTAGCCCAATCTTCTGGAGATGTAAAGCTACGTTCGGCTTCTTTACTTAAACCAGCCTTACGTTCAACGTTTGTTTGCCCTGTTTGAGTGCCAGCTTCGCCGCCTACTTCAATTCCATGTTCTGCACCTAAAGCCAACAAAGGTTTGACAATTTCACCTTCAAGTGCTTTCTTAAAAATATATTTTCCTGCTCCAATTCCAGCAACTGTTCCAAGAGCTTCGATACCAGCTTCGTATGTACCATGTTTACGAGCTAGTTTTTGAGCAGATCCAGTTCCAGCCCATTTGATACCATATTGTTGAGCTGTTGATTGCATCTCAGGAGATTCAACAATAGATAAGTATTCAGCATTTGAAAGAGGAATTCCTCGCTGTTTCTTAGATTCTTCATCAAGACCTTGACGGAAATCTCTCATGAAATTGTTGGTATCAATACGATAACCAATAGAACCAGCAGCAGTTAATCCAGAACCTACACCAACGATAGGGTTAGCAGTCACCATGCCGCTACCAAGACCAGCCAAAACAGCAGCCCCCATAGAAGTTGCAGAAAATGCCAAACTCTGTGGCAAATTCTGAATGTCAGACCTATTTAATTTATAACCGAGCAAATCAAAATAGGTGTCTTTTGCATGAGGTTCGCTTGCATGTTCAGCAGCTTTTGTACGAGCGTTATCAATAATCCTATTGGTTAAAGAATCTTTCTGAGCAATAGCTTGTGGGTCATTACCTTGATAGGCTTGTAAAACAGCGGCCAAACTTTGCCGTGGCGTTTCTTTTAAGGCTGTTCCAACATCAGAAAACAAATCTCCAATACCAGCTTGCTGAGATGGCGCTTCTGGTTTATTTGCAAGAGTTGTAGAAGGAGGAGTTATTAAAGATTGTTGATATGCTTGATACCTAGATAAAACATCGGCTTGCGTAGAATTATCTGGAACATCACTAATGATTGTCCCATCTGGCATTTGAACGTTCATTGGCATTATCTAGCCCCTGTTGGCAATGAATTGAACGATATTACATTAGGACCTGTTGAATTATTTGGTCCCGCAAAATAATTTGCTATAGAATTTTTTGGGTTTTGTACTAAGGGAGATCCTTGACCGGAACTAGTTGTTGTCGCTGATGCAGCAGGAGCAGCTCCGGGTGCAGGCGCAGGTGGTGGAGGTGTATCAAGGGTAAACGGTGCAATGCCACCCAACAGATCTCGTTCTGCTTTGGAAGTATTGCGCCAGACGTTCTGCTGAGCTTGTTGTTCAGCTTTCAATTGACCTTCTGGACCAGCGAATTCGAACTGCTTATTGGCATCCGTCAACAAGTTGTACTTCTCTTTGGCCACCAAATTGCGGAAGTTTTCTGCCGCCCTTGAAGCCAAAGCCTGCTGTTGTAAAGCCAATTGCATTTCTTTATTGGATGCCACTTGAGCCAAACCAATTTTCTTGGCTTGTTCTTGTCCAACAGCGGTGATCAAGTTGCCGGTCAAAGCATCACGACGTGCTTGATCTGCTTTGGCAGCTTCAATCGTGCCTGCTTGTAATCCTTTTTGTTCTGCTTGGATTTCTTTTTGAGCCTGAGTCATGCCTTGCACAGCACCCAAACCAGACTTACCAACATCAGCCAATGTGCGTTGCAGCAAATTACCACCTGTGCCGCCGGGTGAAGTCATCAATCCCAAACCAAAACGAGTCGCCATCTCAGGCAAGATCATTGCCCTGTTTTGTTCAATCTGTTTTTCCTGCGCTTCACGCATGGGTTTGTAAAGATTTGTAACCGTGCCTTCGCCTTTTTTCTCTTCAGCAAAACGGTCTGCAAGGATAGATTCCAAATCAAGTTTTGCTGGTTTTTCTTTAACCTCACCAGCTTCAGCAAACGCAATGATGCCGCCACCAGCCATGTTGGTCATCTCGCCAGTACCAATCGCAGCCACGCCAGATCGAGGTGCCATCTGTTGGGGGGCAGCCATGGCTTGACCAGCCTGTGGATTATTATGGATATAGCCGTGCAGCTGAGACAGTCCTGCAGCATCCAGTTTAGCAATTGGGCTAGAAGCTGGGTTTTGCTGGACTTGCTGGAGCTGCTGATCACTCATCATGTTCATTGGCACAGCACCGCCAACGGACATAGATGTGACCTGACCGCCACTAGCTTTATTACCGCCTGTTGCGGTGTTGTACATAGACGCTGCACCCAAGCCAGCGATACCCAAGCCACCGAGCTGGGACACAGTGCTAGGAGCAGCCTGATACATGGACGTAGACGATTGCTGCATGGGCAGGCCACGCAACATCGAGTTGAGCAGACCCAATTGCATGAATGGATACTGCTGAGCCGTTGCATAGTTTTGAACGGCTTGGTTGATAACGTTTTGCTGTTGGTTTTGTTGTTGAGCACCCAACTGGTTTTGAGTTCCCAAAATACTTTGCTGAGCACCCAATTGCTGGTTGCCAATATTGGCCAACTGATTTGCGCCGGCCATCTGACCTTGCAAAGCACCCAACTGAGCCTGCTGTCCTTGCAAACCCAAATTAGCACCAAACTGCTGTGCTTGTTGTGCGTTTTGGAATGCTTGGTTGTAGCCTTGAGCAATCGCCGTTTGCTGGTTCATAGCTCCTGTACGCTGAGCTTCGTTAGCCATCAACGCTTCACGTGACCCACCAAACGCTCCAGCAGCCGTTGCACGACCTTGTTCACCCGCTTGGTTGATATCGGCTTGACGTTGGATTTCTTGCAGTTGTGGCTGCAAAGATTGGCTAATGTACGGATTCATGTACGCTTGCATGGCATACGGATTCGTAGCTTCTTGTGCATACATATTGCCAGCTTGACCCATTTGGTTGCCCAAACGACCCATCTGCATAGCACCCATGCCTGTCAAACCTGTAGCCGCGCCAAATTGTCCCGGCGTTTGTAAATTGGCCGCAGAAGATTGTGCTTGTTGTTGCAGTGGGCTAAAGCCTGCTACGTAGTCTTGTGGGTTGTTGCTGTAAGGCGTGTAAGCATTAAACCCCGTCATGGATGGGTTAAAGATCTGTGCCTGTGCAGCATTCAGCATATTGCTGACGTATGGCTGTGCATAGTCAGGAATATTGGTGTTCTGGACTGTTGTCTGGGTAGGCTGTTGTTGCTGATTGCCACCGCCCCCATAGATACGACCACCGCCTACTTTACGCATGGTGGCGCTATCCCCAAAAGGTTCTCCCAAGGCGTAGAGTTGGCGTTTTGAATACATATCTGTCCTTACAACATCTTTGTGAATACTTTGTCTGTCCATTTGTAACCAAGATACTCAAACAACCGGCTGTTGTCCAGATGTATCTTCGTGTGCATCACGATGCGATTAACACCGCGATCTTTCAATACCTGTTCTGCGTATTGAAAAAGTTTGATTCCGACACGGCCTTTGCGATACTCTTTGGTCACAAAGTAAATGTCTTCAAACGCTGTCTTACATGACTTGTAGTGCATATGCGGAGCAATGACAAAGATGATGTATCCAATCAACTTCTCGTCGCTTCTACAAGTGATGCAGCGCAGCATCCCTGAATTTGCCAAGTTCTTATAAGCATCGTAGTCCGGCTCATAAGGGTAATCTTTTGTGACACAAAGCTCTTCGTAGTGTTCCGGAAAGAGCTGTTCGAACTCTTTCAGAAATTTAAAACCATCGACGTCTTCGTAAATGATCATGCTGGTAGGTATTTGTAGGCTTTGGTGTCAGCCGCAATGTCCTTTGATTTGGCACGAGCAGCCTTGATGCGATCCATCATGGCGTACAGACGTTTTGCGCCTGCATCTGTGCTTCCATTACCGAGTTCAGAAACAATACGAGCTGGGATCACAAACTCCCCGTCAGCCAGACGAGCAGGTTGCTTGCCGCCAATTGTGGCAGGAATTCCATCGCTTACACCATCTCCGGGTCCTTTGAGCAAATGGCCACCGTCCGAGTAAGCTCCCAGATGTCCATCCACAATATGTTTGTGAGCCATTAAACCGCCTTCTTTGGCAGTCGTAGGCATCTGTGAATTCTGAGCAATGTCTTGTTGCGCCATCGCTTCAGCTTGCGCTTGGGCAGCTGGTTTGATCTCGTAATCACCCAGATTTGCTGTAGGTTGCAGACCTTTGGCTACGCCAATCTTGCTTTTCTTGATCAAAGCAATAGGAGATGTTTGAGCATAGTCAGTGTTGTTGAGTTGATAAACGCCAACATCTGGAGCTTGGCCTTGTTCTAAAACAGGACGTTTTGTCGCTGCCTGTAAACCTGCCATCATCTCTTGAGCAGCACTCAACTCTTGGCCATATGGATCAGATCCGCTGGCCATCCTTGTTACGCCGCCCAGATTCATCTTCATGGGCAAACCTGTGTAACGGTTATCCATGGGAGTCATGGAGTTAGCCGTCTGCATATTCCCAACAGGCATCTGGCTGGGGATGTTGTAAGTGTTACTCAACATCGTAGACTGAGGCGTATTTTGGTTTTGCATCAGTGAAGGCGTGTAAGCCAACATGCCATTAGAGTCGCCGTTGATAGCACCAGATTGCATTTGGCCACCATCAGCAGCTGACACTACGCCTTGGTAAGGATTCTGTTGGTAGTTGGGATACTGAGCCTGATAGTGTGGGCTAGGCTGAGCAGGCAACATGGGATTGAAGATAGGATTGCCATTGGCATCCTTGGGAATTGTCTTCAAGCCAAATGGGTTGGATGCCGTTTGAACGCCGGGAACAGATGGTTGGTTGTAAGCACCCAGACCAGACAATCCGGCATTGGCCAAAGCAGCCATACCTGCCATGTTGTTTTTAGCAAACTGGCCAAAGTTTTTCAACGAATCAACAGCTCCAGTTCCTTGAGCATTCGAAATACCTTGACCCATTGTTGTCATTGGGTTGGCTTCAGCATTGAATGCAGCGTTAGCAGCTCCTGCAGAACGAACCACGTCAGCAGGATTAGATCCGGGTACTGCAAGTTGATCTTGGAAACCTCTGATTTGATCAGAAGTAAGATTATTCATGCTGCCAATCTGATTGCCAGCAATGTTAGTTGGGGTGTTTGTATTTGGGATAACTGTTGGATTGCCAGCAGTATCCATTGAATAATTTGTTAATGCGTTTGGTCCTGTTTGAGCAGCCGCTTGATTTTGTGCAAATTGTTTAGCAGCTTCATCGCCACCTGATTGAACAGTTGTATTCAATCCTGCATCAGCCAAACTACCTGCCAGTTCTCCACCGCCCCAAGCGCCAAGACCAGCCATCAAACCTTGGGTCAAGCTACCCGTCATGGCATAGTCAGCCAGACCGATACCGCCAGCCACAAGAGGCATCATCTCAGGACCAAGAACCACAGAAGCAGCAGCTCCAAGAGCCATGGGCAAAACAGAACTCAAAAATCCTGCTTCAGGTAATCCAGTATGGGGGTTGATGGTGAGTGATCCACCGTGCTTTTGCGCCAAATTCTGCATGGCCTGAAGCTCACCAGTGGTCATATGAACCAGATGGGTGTCTTCACCACGTCCGTGCTTCTCTAAGTGCTTTGCAATCAAAGGTAGACTCATGGTACACCTATCGAGTTATTTGAAAAAAATTTTAACATACTACACCGTTGTTCCACTAGCGTTTACCCAGTGCACACCGTTCCACCAGATTGGAATTCCCAGCGTTGTGTCAAAGTATTGACGGCCAACCAACAACTTTGCGTTAGGTCTGTTTGCAGTTGTTCCTGACGAAGGAATTACAGTTGCCTGAGTAAAGTTGTCAATTTGGGTGAAATACAAACGAAAAGCGTTTGAAATCTGGTTTTGATAATCAAACGAATAGTCTGTTGGAGCAATCGGTAAGTTGGGTGCTTTGGTCGCTATCAGGTTACCGTTGTAAGCTGCAGTCATCAACGTCTCCCATCTGGTTTGATGTCAAGCCTGCTCAAGCCAGACTGCCATGCAACGCCAAGGCCGGTAGATTGGATCTTGTACGAGATCTGACGACCACGCAAACGGGTGTAAACCTCGCCTGTAAATTGCTGAATGTTGTACTCTTGAGGGCTTGGAACCGAATAAACCTGAGAACTTTGCACGGCAGGTGATGCAGCATTGCCAGGCGCAGCGCCAGAGTTTTGACGTGGAATCAATTGCACGGTCACCGATGGGTTGGCCACCGTAGAGCCGTTGAAGTTGATGTCAGGCAACATGCGCCAGACAAAACCAAAGTTCTGTCCCTGTGCAATGTCAAAGTCAGACGATTGAACATAAGAAACAATCGGCTGTGGGCTGGATGTAGCCACGTCATCCACGCCGTTTTCATGGTACAGAAGTCGGCTGTTGTAATCTGCAGCAATAGGGTAACCCCTAATAGCCGTGTCAATCCATGCAGTCCGAGCCATGGTTCCATACGTCCAGACCTGATCTGCGTAGTTGTAGATCACGTATTTGTCAACCGAATTGTTGCTGCTTTCGTTACTAACGTAGAACCACCAGACTTCGTTAAAGCCTTCATTGGCTCCAGCAAACACTTGATAAGACTGTCCTAAGTTGATGTCATCAAAGATGTATTGACGCAAGGTACATGGCAAAGTCTGAACAGTACCGGTGTACATATAGAACTTGCCCAGCCCCATCCAATATGTCACGTTGTTAACCGTGATCATCGCATTGGGTCCAATCACCGAGATGTTGTCCATCAAGATGTTGAAGCTCCAAACGTAGGGAGCACCGATGTACTGCATGGTGTACAGCGCCGAATCTGTCCAAATCAAAATCTCTTGACGGGTTGCACGAGCACCCACAATGTACGAACCATTGGACAACGGGAACTCGCCTGATTGATTGGTAACCGCAGGCACCCACTGATATTGGTTAGCTTGGTCAGACCAGCGAACCAACATAGGGTTGAATGGTGTATTTGGAGTCCCAGAAACGTAAGAATTAGCACCAAAAGCAATCACAAACTCTTGGATTGCAGAAGAAATTACTTGGTAAGTTGAGTTTGGAACATATGTCCCAGAATATCCTGCAGTTGTTGACAAATACTGCAAAGATTGTGCTCGTGTATTTACGCCAGTTGATGCTTGCCAATAATAGATTGAGCCTCCACGAGGAGCAATTAACAAGTCTTGGCCATAGTTGTCGTTAGACCACAGACGAAGCTGGTAAGCAATACCTGTGCTGTAAGCCGTTCCCCAAGCACGTGATCCATAAGGTGGATGCACGGTAACTGTGCCGCCACCAGTTGTGGTTGATGTGGCTGTCAACCCAGTTGGCAGCGTAATGTTGTAAGTGTTAGTTGTGACTCCAGAGATAACAAACGTATTGTTAATCTGGTTTGCCAAAATTCCTCCAACAGCAGATGCACCAGTGAAAGATACATATTGGCCGTTTGTATATCCATGGGCTGTTTGCGTAACCGTGATGGTAGAGCTGCTGGATGTTGTTGCAAATGGATTGGTCAGCGTAACGTAGTTACCCACGCTGCCGCCCCATGGACCAGTTCCCCAACCAGTACCAATTACCGTGGTGTTATTACCAGATGGATATTCATACTGTGCGGTAACAGAAGATCCACCACCAGTGCCTGTTCCGGTAGCTGTAGTAGCTGACGTAATTGTGTACGTTGTAATACTTGGAACTGCATTAACTCGATATTCACCGCTAATAGTGACGCCATTGAAGGGCGTTGCCCCACTGAAAATAACGTAATCACCAATGTTTGGGATGTAAGTTGCATCAGTTACGGTCACCACATTACTTCCATTAACGGTTGCAAAAGGGTTAGATAACGTATCTGTGCTGCCTGCTGCTGGGTAGTAGATTGGCGTAATGTCGTTGTACGTGCCACCGTAAAAAATATAGTACTTAGATTCTGTTCCAAGCCCTAAATACAAAGCGCCAGACAATGCTTCCCAGTTCCAAATAGAACGAGCGTAACCAATGAATTGGCTGGTCGAAACTTGAGTCCAGCCACCGATTTTTTCAGGTTGACCAGATCGAAAACGAATTTTGTCGCCGCTGTACCAACCACCCTTGTTTGAATAGTCAGTACCTTCGCGGTTTAATCCAGCTTTAAACTCAAGATTTTGTAATGGCATGGCGTCATTTTCCCATTAAGCGCTTAGAACGGCAATAGCATGTTTTGTCAATGCTACCCGTTCGTCTAGCCCAAATGTACCGCCGTTGATGATTTTGGTGACTTTTACCCAATCTTCTGCTGCCGCCGCAGCGTTTAGGTTGTGAGTTGACCAAAACCAGCCTGCACTCAACGCCGCATATTTAGGTGTGGACACCAGATCGGGGTTGGCCACCAAATCGGTACCGATGGCCTGACCGCAGTGCCAGTAGCTATCATGCCCGGTAAGCTGGATCGCACCCCGACCACGGAACCGATACCCGTCCCCAGACGCTTCGTCACGATTGCCCATGCGTGAGGCGTAAACTTTGTTGGCGATGCGTTGCGGCTGGTGCGAGTAGG